ATATTATTTTTTGCTTATAATTATATAAAGTTGTCCGGATTTATCCCTTTGAAGATTTGTAACGGGACAAGTCCCGTTACATCTTCGGAGAGATCTACCTCGAAATTTGAAATTTGGGACACGAAGTGTCCCATTTCAAATCTTCGATGGTTTAAATGTTCAAGGGTTTAAACATTTAATAATTGGATCAAATAATCGAGTGATTTTGATTTACGCATAGAAGAAGAATGACGAGATAATGGTGATATTGGATCGATTAAATATAAATTATCAACGCTCTTATTATTTTTATATTTCGGTAAATAATTAGGTGTATAAATATTATCATAAGACTGGTTTGATTTTATATCATTACTATTATTAATAACGTAACTATCACCTCTATTTTTATTACATTGTTTTGAAATATTATGTGAATCGACTATTTTTCTTTTTCTTATATCATTTGTTTTTACATAAATTTGTTCTTTATTATCATTATTGTTCTGGTTATAATACGCCAAATAATAATTGGATAGTAAACAAGAACATATGTTTCCCATGATTTATGTAGATAAATTAAATTTTCATTTTTAAATATTCAAAGTTACAAATCAATTTTGTATCAGGGGTGGGTTTGTAAAACTTATATAATAAATTTTTATATAAGTTTATGAAAAAAGTTTTTATAATTTTAATAAGCACAAATGAGTTTCAAAATTGGTTTACATTTTTTAGTGGCGTTGTAATTCATTGAATTAGTTTTTTGCATTTTTATATTATTTTGTGATTGATTATGCAGCTACTACTTTCTTCTTTACGACTGTCTTTTTCTTAACAACAATTTCTTCTTCCTTGGTTTCAGAAACTGGTTCTTCCTCCTTAACAATGACTGCAGGCTTAGTAACAACCATAACTGGTTCTTCCTCATTAACAACATCTACTGGCTTTGCAACAACTACCGCTTCTTCCTCATTATCACTGTCTTCGACGTGAGTAGACGTAACTACTGCAGGTTTAGCTACTGGCTTAGATACAACTGCTTCCTCTTCTTCCTCATCCTTAATTTGAGGAGCCTTGTCCATCATCTTGAGCTCATCGGGAGAAAGTTGAATATGGCACCGACCAAATACACTGACCACCTCTTGAGGCTTGACCACACATTGAATTACCTTGAAAGTAATACCAAACCCTTTTCCTCCGAACCAAAGACCACCGCACTGCAATACTGTAGCCACTTGAGATTTTTTTGGTATAAAGTCGATAGGAGTCATATTTTCATTATCACAAGGAAAGATGCGTGTGGACGAAGTATCGTAGATCTCTAGACCCCAACGACCATTGTAATTAGGTACCTTACCACGAATTGAAGGAGGCTTGGTAGGATCAATCTTCTTGGTTACTTTGTCTTTTGTGTATTTCAAAATAGGGAAGAAATTATGCTTGACTACTTCACGCGATAACTCTTCACCAAACCAGGCTTCACTGTTCTTTACAGCATCATCCAAGATCTGATTCTCAAATTTTTTCAACTTTTCTAAGAACTCTGTGGTAACAGGAGTACCATAATCGCTGTTAGGGAAATTCAAGGACATACTGAACTTACCATCGGATTCACCTGTCTTCTCATCCACAAAATCCGCAATACCCCACGTCATCATCAGTGGGGTAGAAATATGCAATGACCGATTAGATTGAGTACTAACCATATTGATAGACTTACCACCACGATCATTTACCTTAGGTTGCATATATCGAATAGCGGAAGTTTCCCATTCAGCGACAGACAAGACGATAGGAGTAGAAGGCTTTGACATTTTAAATAATATAACACTGAACAACTGGTTATACTATATTATATGATAAATCTTTAAATCAATTTTTTATACATTTTGTTATACCCCTTAGCTGGTTATGCTACGACACGCTACAAATGTTACTATGTTTGCATATCAAATGATATAAATATTCTACCATATAAAAATAATATACTGTTATTATAGATATGAATATTCAACCGATAAATCTTTTAAACCAATTTATAGACGCATCTGATAATCCGCCACAACTGATAATAGGAACAGATATAGGATATACTTTACGTAGCGGGATTAGTGGTTCTGTAAGTTCTTCACTACGTAATTGTCTTGACGACTCTCGTTTACCTCGTGAAGTAAATATCAAAAAAAATTCAGAAAAGAAAAAAACAGTCGAAATAAGTAAAACGGTAAAAGAGTTGAATTACGTCAATTATTTTCACAACAATGTGCAATTGAATAAATTTAAATTGGACGAATTAAAATATATAGCCAAACATAATACGCTTAAGATAACCGGTACAAAAACGGTTTTAATTGGTCGTATTAGTGAGCTTTTTAAATTAACAAAACCCGTAGTAAAAATCCAATCAGTTTTTCGAAGATGGATCGTGCAAGAATCATTAAAAATGAGAGGACCATCGTTAAAAAAGCGTTCATTATGCGTGAACGACACAGACTTTGTTTCTATGGAACCCATAATCGAAATTCCCACAGAATTATTTTATTCTTACCAAGATAGTAAACATTTTATTTATGGGTTTAATTTGTCATCACTTATTCAAGTTCTCCAAAAGAATATTAGAACGAACGAGAAGATAGAAAACCCTTATAATCGAGAAGTAATTGATGGACGTATCGTTTTACAAATACTAAGGCTCTACCGTTTTTGTTTTATCATCTATCCGGATTTTATAAAAGAGAATGCAAAATTTGTTAAAAATAATACTCCGACCATATTTCGAGTACCTTTGATACAGCGACCACCACAACATTTAAATGATTTTAACAATCTTATGGCGGATGGTCAAGGCACAATTTTTGCCGATTATACACCTATTATTGCTACGAATTATCAAGTATCACAAGATCAGTACGAACGTATTAACCGTTTAAGAGAAATAAGAAATATGACCATAGATCAGCGTGTGAACAATTTGTTTATTGAAATTGATCATTTGGGAAATTATACTCAAGCTAGTTGGTTTAATTTATTAGAACGCAACGAATATATTATTTTTTATCGTAACCTGTACGAGATATGGTACTATAGAAATATGTTTACAAGAGATGTAAGGTATGGTATTTGTCCATTTTTATCACCATTTTATAATGTGGGTAACATAAGAAATATTATTTATAATATGAATACTGCTGATTTAAAACAGCTTTGTTTAATTTCTTTTGAGAACTTGGTTTATACTGGAGTGGATGATGATCATAGAAAATTAGGCACAATGCACGCATTATCGGCATTAACACTTGTTTCATTGGGAGCTCGTGTTTCCCTTCCTTGGTTATATGATTCTGTAGCACTTTAAAAGCAGGGAGCAGGGAAACCGTAGGTTTCCCTGCTTCCCTGTTTTTTTACTTATTTGGAAAAAACCCTTAGGAGGACTCGAGCATATGTTGTATGTTCAAATTAAAATAAATTATATTACAAAAGAAAGAACTTAAAAACGAAACACTTTAATTAAATATAATAACCCACTATGGTTAGAGCTACTAAGACTTCCACCGACAAGGTATCCGCATCTTCTACTACAGCCTCTGTGGCTGCCCCTGCTGCAGTAGCAGCTGCCCCCAAGGCTGCTAAAAAGGCTGCCCCCAAGGTTGCAGATGCCACCGCTGCCTCAACGACAGCAGTTGCCCCTGCTACCACTGAGGTTACTACTGATGTATCTTCTCTTACTGTGAAGATGACTGAGTTTAATGCTAAGCTTCAACAGCTTATCAGTCTTTTCTCCACTGTTAAGAATGATTTCAAGACATTGGAGAAGGCTGTCACTCGTGAGATGAAAATTGCTCAGAAACTTTCATCTAAGAAGCGCCGTAATAACGGCAACCGCAAGCCTTCTGGTTTCATCAAGCCCACGCGTATCAGTGACGAGCTTGCTGCCTTCCTTGGCAAGACGATTGGTACTGAAATGGCTCGCACTGAAGTTAGTAAAGAGATTAATGCCTATATCCAGACTCACAGTCTTCAGGACAAGAGCAATGGTCGTAAGATCAACCCTGATGCCAAGCTTACCCAACTTCTTAAAATCAGCAAGGAAGACGAACTTACCTATTTCAACTTGCAAAAGTTTATGAAGCACCACTTCGTAAAAGCAGAGGTTCCTGAGGTTGCTGTCGCCGCTGTTTAAATAATTATAATATAAATTTAATAAAAAAAAACATAAAAAGAAACATAAATATTAACACTATAAATATCATTATAGTGTTAATGACAACCAAATTTTTCCTTTACACTAAAAAGGATGGTTATTCCGTTCAAGATATTACTGGATGTCAAATTATTAATCCATCATCTTATGCAGGTACTATTTTACTATATCCTGAAGAAAGTATTGATATCCATTACAATAATGCAATTTTAGAAGGTTCTCTTATTGAATGGTGTAAAGAGTTTTGCGGTTCTGATGGTATTTTCTTAGATGTTGGTGCTCATACAGGATCTTATTCTGTATCCTTATCGCAAAAATGTCAATCGGTTTATGCATTCGAACCTCACGAACGCAACTTTTATGCACTATGTGGAACTGTAGCACTATCTAATCGACAAAATATTCATTGTTATCGTTTAGGTCTAGGTTCTCCAGATCAACTTGCGGAAGAACCAATTGGTAAAGCGATTTTAAAAATACAAAATGAAGATGGTAGTAATTCGACTATAAATGATGTAGATAATGATAAAATTATTCGACAAGAAATTATTGAACTTACTACCCTAGACATTTTCTTTAATAACCATCCCTTAACTGCACCTATTAAACTAATAAAGATTGATGTAGAAAACAACGAATTAAATGTTCTCAAAGGAGCGGTTAAAACCTTGGAACAAAATGGTTACCCTAAAATTATTTTCGAAAAACATTCAGATGAAAATGAGAACCAAAAATTACTCGATTTTGTAAGAAATTATTTAGGTTACCACGTAAATCCTATCAGTGGATATGGACATATGTATCTAGCATCTAGATAAACAAATTGTAAAAAAACTGATATAGACATTTACAACTAATTCTTTGTAAATGTCGGATAACATCAAATTTGATATCATCGATGATAGCACTCCATCTCCTAGTAAACCAAGCAATCCTTTCCAAACATCGGTTCAAGAATACTTATCTAAAAACAAACCTTGTATTTATATTTTGACACCCTGTTTTGGAAGTGTATGTTTTGTGAATTATGTCCATTGTTTGATCTCTACTATTGAAGTTTTTCGTCAATATGGTATTGAAGTTATTATCGAATTTTGTCGTAATGATAGTTTGGTATCTCGAGCTCGTAATAACTTGGTAGCACGCGCTATGGCAAATCCTAAAATGACACATATTATGTTCATTGATAATGATATTACGTGGGATACTAACGATATCTTGAAATTAATGATTTCCGATAAAAATTTGGTAGGTGGGATTTATCCTCTTAAGAACTACAATTGGTCTGACTTATTGGTAGATAAGAAAAACCCGACCAATCCGAGCCCTAATACAGTTCAACAAATGATTGAACGCAAAAACAATTCACAATTTAAAGACATTATTAGTGACGAAAGTATGGTGCAATACAATTTGGTGCGTTACAATGTCAATTACTTGGATAGTACGCTGAATATTGATAAGAATTTGGCCAAAGTAAAACATATTGCTACTGGATTTATGATGATCAAACGTAATGTGATTGAAAAAATGTCGCAAGCTTTCCCCTCTACTAAGTATGTAGATGATGTAAATTTCTTGAAAAAGGAAGAAAATGAGTTTGCTTACGCTCTTTTTGACTGTGGTGTTGAGGAAGGACATTATTTTTCTGAGGATTGGTTGTTTTGTCATAGGTGGACCAAGATGGGTGGATCAATTTGGATGGATGTGAGTATTGCATTAACTCATACAGGAATTGAGGATTATAAGGGCTGTTATATTACATCAATCATTTAATTAAGGGAACCTACGTATAAAAACGCTTCGCGTTTTTAACCCCCTGCGACCCCTCCCTTTACTTTACTATTTATCATTTTCACTTTTCTAAGTATCCTTTTCATTGAAGGAGGGATCTTAAGGGAACCATTGGTTCCCTTAAATTAGATGGCATTTTCGACATTTTTACCCAATACCAAAAACACTAGGATCAAAACAAAACGCATATTTTTCTTAAATTCTGAATAAAATCCAAAGTTTTTTAACCGATCAACGTCATTATTTTTAGAAATATATAAATAACTAAATACTACAAACCCTGTTACATAAATTGCTGTATAAGGGTGTTGATCACAATCACACGCTATTTCGTGCACAAGTGCTGAAACATCAAACACATTGATAGCAATTGCTTCAGTCAAAGTAGATGTTATAGCCCTCGATACCGCTATTTGTTTTAATGGTTGTTTTAAAAATGCATCGGCAACACCTGCAACCATAACGATAATAATAGCTGGTTTCATTGTTGTTATATTGAATAGTATATATCTTAGTAAAACAGTTCAATTTTATGATTATTTTCCTATGAAAAACAATTTAAAGTTCATATGGTTTATTATGTAACCATATGAAAACGTATCTGCAAATTTTACAGTTACACGCTAAAGTAAAAGATATTTCCTATCCTAATAATCTAATAAAACAAGACGTCAAATTACCTACAGTTTTATGGAACAGCACGGTAGATGATACTGCGCAGCAATCCACAGGAAATTTTTGGTCCTGTCTATTTCGTAAAGAAGATAATGGAGAACTTAGCTATGAAGATAATTGTGTTCATTTTCAGCTCTATTTTTTGATAAGTTCTATGGCCTATTTTTATAGCGAACCACTTGAAAAACAAATCTCTCGTAAATATCTCTTGATTGATCAGGCTGTTACTAATATGTTCCTTTCAGATGAGGTTAAAGTCAAATTAAGAGATATTTTTCAGAAAACCCAGCGCACTTATTTGATATTTTTACGGTTTGCTAATGTTATTCGTCACAAAATAAATAAAGAAAAAATAGATTTTGATCTTCGTATGGAGCCTATAGATATTTATAGTAAATACTCAATTAGTTTGATACATAATGGTGCCAAATATTATTTTGCATTAACAGATCTAGTGAATATTATTCAAACTGCCATTATTAATTCTGATGATATGTTTGAGAAACCATTGTTCCCCAAAAATCCTTACAATAACTTGCCATTTACCAAGACACTACTGTACAACATTTATTTTCGAATTAAATTTACATTTTTAAATGTGCCTGAATGGATTCAATTGTTTTACAATAGTGAATTTGATCTCGACGTATTTAAAATAGAGAACGAACAAAAATTACGTGAAAAATATATTAAAAATTATGTAAATAATGCGTCTATCATTGTTCTTAATGAGGAAGTAAATAGTATGATTTCATCTTATAAACGTATTTTTCGTCATATCCATATTAGTGAAGATTTCCCAAAAAAAGATTTGGTCGATATCTTTCGCCCCTATTTATTTTTATATATTATGAGTGTTGATGGTATAGAAGGAATTGAAAAGAAACGATTATCTGGAATAATTCTTAAAAAAAAATTAGGAGAATTTGTTTCATTCAATGAGAGTTTTGGTCGGAAAATAATTAATACCCGACCATTATCATATATAGATACATCTCTTTCTTTACAGGGGCGACGTCTTTTTACGTATGTAACATTTAATATGAAACATCCTAATTTTACATTTAAAGATGCGTGTGAGTCATTTTGTAGGAAACAAATATTTAAATTTTCTTCCAGAAATAGTATTGAAGTTCCACCAAATCCTTCGCGAATTGAACATCCATTACCATCAGTAATAGATTCATATGATAATAATGATGATAATGAAAGCACTATATCAGAAGATGATGAAAGTGCCATATCAGAAGATGATGAAAGCTCCGTAGAAGAAGAATATGATTTTACTAATTATTTTGATTTTACTAATTATGATTCTGTTAGTTCATCTTTAGAATTAAATATTTATAACGAATTAAATCATTTGGGAGATCTTGCTGTAAGAGAAGCATAAAAATAAAAAAGAGTTTTATTATACTTTTACAGAAAACAATAACAACAAATTTTTGTATTTTTATTTTTTTTGTATTTTTATTCTTCATCAGAATCCGAGAAATCTGCCCAACTACGCATCAAACGGGCCTTGTTAAGAATACTCATTCTAGATCCCACCATTGCTGCCGCTGCTGGCACATTTACTACTACTGAACGTTTTGCAGAACCGCCAGGTGGCGCAAAACGGAGATTCTCCATAGATAGCCCGTTAGGGCTATCGACTGAGAATGACACTGGCTTTGCTAGCATTTGCGCATAAGTCATCTTACTATCACTATTGTCCGATGATCCTGAAGCTGACGTATCACAATCCATACACATTGAAGACGTCGATGCATTTGAATCGACTTCTTCTTCGACATCTGAATCGCCAAAATCTGACAACAAGTCAAAGTGGTTCACTTCCATAACGCGCGTATTACCGCTCCACGCTTTCTTGATGGGTGCAGAAGGTATCTTCTTTTGCACTCCATTTTTCTCTTTTAATAATTTGGCACATTTGGACACCGTATGACCCTTCTTGAAGCAGTAGCGACACTCGATCGCTAAAAGCGTGGGGCAGGTAATACGGCTGTTAGGGTCCTTTGTTTCACGAAGGAAATGCGACATATACTCCTCTTCAGACTTACCTGAGTCCTTGCAAAATTTGCAAGACTTCTTGACAGACACTTGGGTATTGCGTTTGGAAAACATATTGAATTGATTGGTTGGTTTGATTGATATTGATTTGTTTTTCATAAAAAAAGAAATCAATTTTATAAGGGAACAGTAGGTTCCCTTATGATCCCTCCTCTTAGGATCTTAGCGGTTACTAACATAAACCTATGATAAAGGAAGGGTTCTTAGCGGTTACTAACATAAAAGGGAAGGGGTCGCAGGGGTCCGAGCCCGAAGGGCTCAACCTGGAGCGCCGTAGGCGCTCTAAGGAAACCGTCGGTTTCCCTGCTCCGTAGGTTCCCCTAACAAAATATAAATCCTTCAGGTTCCATAATCTCTATTAGCTTTTCCTTATTAATCGTATCTGTTTGTATTTCCATAGTTTTCCATTTTTCTAATTCTACACAATTATTACAGTTGAACAT